ACAGGGAAACACATTCAATGGTAGTAACTATAGAAAACTTTGCTTAAATATTTTAATGGCAAACGTAATAGACTGTAGTGCAGCATCGCCACTAAGTTCATTTTACTCCACTAATCTTAATAACGTTATTTGCGGTTATAACAGATTAGGTGAGCGTATCTCACGCTCATTAGGAGCTCCACTTGTTAATGTTGAAATACATCAAGATCAGTTGTATGAAAACATTAGTATAGCTGTTGAAATGTTTACAAAGTTCGCAGGCTTTACTCGTGAATATCTTATTTTTAATTCTGAACTTTACGAAAGAGGTAAAGGTATTAGACTTGATGTTTTATTTTCTGCTTCCAGAACAGCTGATGCTGATACAGTAAAGACAGATGTACCAACCACGGAGTCTGAAAAATTAAACCCTAATTTTAATTTTAGATACGAAGAAAAATGCGGTAAACAATTCGCTCCTCTTTACGATTTAAGTAAGATGGTTATTGGTGAAGCAGCAAATCCTTATATCTTTCAAGTAGGTAATCATCTTAAACCTGATCAATTAGCTCTTAATCAAAGTTATGATTATTTGTTAGATGAATATAGAAAGGTTGTATCTGTAAGAGGTTTTGAGGAAGGTTCATCTGATGGTGTTAATACACTCTTTACTATTGAACAAACATTAGCTCAACAGACATATTTTAGTTACTCAATGGGTAATTACGGGTTTGACTTAATCAGTTGGTATGTGTTAAAGAACTGGTTAGACACTCGTGAAAAAATGCTAGCATTGAGAAAATCAATTAACTTTAATGAACGTACTCAGTACATGCAAATGTATCCTGAACCTAAAGATTCTAATTTCTGGGGCACAATTGAATGTTATGTTGAAAAGCCTATTTCATGGGTCATAAAAGAAGAATGGGTTTACCAATACGCTCTTGCGTTATCCAAAATTGTTGTAGGTAGAGTAAGAGGTAAGTACGGTAATGTTCAATTGTTTGGAGGCGGTGTTCTCAATTACGACTTATTAGAAGAAGGTCGTACTGAGAAAGAACGTTTAGAAGAGCAATTGTATACTGGTGCTTCACCTGGTATGGGTGATGCTGAACCAACCTTGTTCTTGATTGGCTAGTTGTAAATATTTACATGCCGTTTAAGCAAGGTGTTTTTAATCCAAAGTTAAGAGAAAAATATAAAGGCAAAAAGCTCCCAGTCTATAGATCAGGCTGGGAGTTAAAATTTTTTAGATGGTGTGATTGTAACCCTAACATCATTGCTTGGAATAGTGAAGGTGTGATTATACCTTATAAGAGTCCACTTGATGGTAGAATTCATAGATATTTTGTAGATGGTTTAATTACTATAAAAGAATCTACTGGAGCTAAAACATACCTAATTGAAATCAAACCTTCTTCTCAAGTAAAGGCTCCTGAGCCTAAAAAGTATAAAAGAAAAACCACTATGTTATATGAACAAAAAACATGAGTAGTTAATCAAGCTAAGTGGGAAGCTGCTGAGAAATGGGCTAAGAAAAAAGGTATTGAGTTCAAAATACTTACAGAAAAAGAGCTTGGATGTTAAAAAAATATAATTTCTGTATAAATAATAAATAAGATGTCTTTCAGATTACTAGTAGAGAATCCGGCGCCTAAAGAGGCTTTTAAATATATCATTGAAGAAAAGAGCACAGGTTCAGGCCAGACTCTTTATATCAAAGGTCCTTACATGATGGCTGAAGATGTAAACCGCAACAAACGTTACTACCCAAAAGACGAATTACAACGTGAGGTAGACCGTTACATGCGTGAAATGGTTAAAGAAAACAGAAGTATGGGTGAGTTAAACCATCCAACATCTGCTGAAGTTGACCTAGAACGTGCTTGTCATATGGTTACCGACCTTTGGTGTGAAGGTAATATGTTCTACGGTAAATCTAAAGTTCTTTCTACCCCTTGTGGTCAGATTGTTAAGAGTTTAATTAACGACGGTGTAAAAGTCGGTATGAGTTCAAGAGCATTGGGTCAGTTATCTGAAGAGAAAACACGACCTGGTGTTAGTAAAGTATCTGAAATGAGATTGGTTGCAGTTGATTGTGTATCTGATCCTTCTTGCCCAAAAGCATTTGTTAATGGTATATTAGAATCTAAACAATTTGTGTTAGCTAATGATGGTAGATGGGAAGAGACATATGAAACTTTTGAAGAAAGTTTAAAAACCTTACCGAAAAAAGAGTTAAACGATTATTTAAAAGATCAAATTATTGACTTTTTAGATAAAATTGGACGATAAAGTATAAATAATAGATATATATCATATGACACAGCACCGTAAAGAAATAAGAAGTTTTATTAAAAATATTATCAATGGTGAATACAAAAATGCACATGGTAATTTAGCTGCTGTTGTTGAAGATAAAATGAAGCAAAAAATTAAAAAAGCTTCTAAACAAAGACTCTTTTAACTATGGAAAACATCACTGACATACTCCAAGAAAAAGCTCAAGACATCCTTACAGAGGATACATTGCAGCAAATTGAAGAAGCATTTAACAAGAAAGTTCAGCTTCATGTCGAGGCTGCTCTAGTTAAACAAGATGACGAATATGCTGCTAAGCTCGAGCATTTGCTTGAAGCTATTGATTTAGATCACAGCAAAAAGTTAGATAAAGTCGTAGAAGCAATTGATAAGAACCACGCTGAGAAAATGATTGCTGTGGTTGAGAAATACAGCAAAGCTCTTACAACAGAAGCAGCTGAATTTAAAAGCGACATCGTTAACAAGGTCAGTAAGTACCTTGATATTTACCTCGAAAAGCTCGTACCTCAGAAGAGCATTAACGAAGCCGTTAAGAATAAGAGAGCTAATAAGATGCTCTCTGAGATGAGAAAAGTACTCGCAGTTGACGCTGCTTTACAGAAGCAAGCTATCAAGGACGCTATCGTTGATGGTAAGTCCAGAATTGATGAGTCTACTGCTCAGGTTGACGAAATGGGTGCAACACTCAATAAGTTATCCAAAGAAAATGCAGTTCTTAAAGCTCAGCTTACACTTGAAAGTAAGTGTTCTGACCTTTCTGAAGACAAAGCTGCGTTTTGTAAGAAGGTCCTCACAGGTAAGTCTGCTAAGTTTATCAATGAGAACTTTGATTATACATTGAAGATGTTTGACAAAAATCACGAAGAACATCTTGAAGTTTTGCATGAGCAAGCAAAAAGACAGAACTCCGTTTCTAAGGATGTTGATAGACCAACTGAAGTAATTAAAGAGTCTACTGAACAGTCTGGAACAGAGAATCCGTACTTTAACGCTTACTTAGGCGAACTTGGTAAGTACTAATCTCATTAAGTTTACCCTTTAATATATAATTTCCAGCGCTCTTGGTAGAGTGCTAACAAACCCGTATACATAAAATTATGAATACTATTAGACCAACACAAGCCTATATCGATCAGAATAGGGCAAAGTCATTGTTGGAAAAGTGGGGTCCTGTTTTGGACTACTCTTCTGACAATGTAAAACAAATCGAAGACGATCATATGCGTCTTAACACGGCCATGCTCTTGGAAAACCAAGAGGCTTGGTGTTTAAACGAATCTAACGTTTCCGGTGGAACTGGATCTGCTCTTAGTAACGGCAGTGTCAACATCGGTCAGTACGGTAATCAGATCCCTAACTCTTATAGCCAGGGTGACACTTACGCAACCGGTGACTTCCGTTTGCCTAAGATTTTGATTCCTATGATCCGTCGTACGTTCCCTGAGTTGATTACTAACGAAATCGTTGGTGTTCAGCCTATGAGCGGACCTGTTGGATTAGCATTTGCTCTTCGTTATAAGTATGAACAGCAGGCACTCGGTAATGGTGTTGACGGTCAGCCTTCTGCTACCGGTACTACCAATGCTGAAGTTGGTACTGGTTTCTCTAACGCCAATAATGGTTCTGAGTTAGGTTATCAGTTCTTAGATACACGATTCACTGGTACATCTTCTGCTAAGTTGTCTGGCGGTGCTGATTTCGCATTCGTCAATGAAGACGCTGGTGTTGCAAGACTTCTTGCTAACTTCGAGTTGACCGGATCTATTCCTCAGGTTGTTGTCAGCTTTGAAAAGACAGCTGTTGAAGCTGGTACACGTCGTTTGGCCGCTCGTTGGTCTGTTGAGCTCGAGCAGTATCTTAAGAACATGAACGGTATTGACATCGACACCGAACTCACCAATGCAATGTCTTACGAGTTGCAGGCTGAGATCGACCGTGAAATGTTGATGCGTATGGTTCAGGTTGCTCTTGATAATGGTTCTGGAAACGGTTATTCTATCTGGTCACCTCAGTCCGCTGACGGTCGCTGGTTAGTTGAGCGTAACAGAGACTTCTATCAGCGTTGTATCATCGAAGCAAATAGAATTGCTATTCGTAACCGTCGTGGTGCTGCTAACTTCATTGTTTGTACACCTCGTGTTGCTGCTATCCTTGAAATGCTCCCTGAATTCCAGTGGGTACCCGTTCAAGGTAATGTTAATACTCAGCCTGTTGGTGTTGCCAAAGTTGGTAACCTCGGTGGTCGTTTCAACGTCTATCGTGACACCCGTACAGAAGCTCAGTATGAAAACAATGCTGGTTATATTTCCCAGCCTGATCAGGGTACATACAATCCTACATCTGCTCGTACATCACGTGTTGAGTACGCATTGTTGGGTTACAAAGGCCCTGAATTCTATGACACTGGTATTATCTACTGTCCATACATTCCTGTTATGGTTCAGAGAACGATTGGTCC